GCTTACCTTGGTCCCGGCAAGTGAGGCTGGAGACGCCGAGGATGAACCAGATGAGTGAGTGAACGTCCTTGGGCAGCAGGCGCAATCGCGCCAGCAACTCATGCGCGGGCGGCTACGCACCCCGTAGGAAGCCCTCAGGCTGGTTTTTCGGGCTGGGCGCCAAACCCTTACCCCTTCAGGAAAGACGCGCCAGTGGGCTTCCCACGGGGCGCGGTTGTGGTCAGACTGGTCGAGACGCGGGGCCGGATGGCCATCCGCTACGCATCGAGTTTCGCCGCACGATGCTTGCCCCGCGTCGCATCCCATTGGCGGCGGCGAACCCTCATGGTGAAGCGGTCGAAGCGAGCGCCGAAGCAGCCAGCAAAGCGGCCTAGCGCTGACTCAGCGGGTACCGGCACGTCTGGTCTCCGCGGGCGCCTGCGGAGGCGCGTAATGGCCGAGGACCGGAATGAAGACGGTTCCCATCGAGTTTTTTGGGAACGTGGCGCTCGAAGTCAGCGCATCGATCGTGGGACCCGCTTCACTCAGCTGCAACGACGCAAACGAGAGTGGATCAGTTTCCGAGAAATTGCCGAGTGGCTGTCGGAGATCGATGGTCGCGGCGTGCCGAATGAGACTGCGCGTGACAACGCCTACAACATGCTCCAGCGCGATTTACTCGCCGGCGAGTTCGAGGAAGCTGGCCGATCGATGGTTCTGTATCTCCACCCAGTCACACCGATGGGCAGGATGACGCCAGCCCGATTGCAAAGTGCGCTCGATACCCATTCCGTCGAAACCGTTCGTTCGGCGTATTTGGGGCGATGCTGGATACCGCGTCGCATGTTTGATCGGTGGCTTGCTTTTCATGAGCTTCCACCATCGCCGGCGCGGTTTGCTCCCGCTACATCAGAATCGAGTACAGCACGTTCCACATTAGAATCGAGTGCCGCATCTCCAGTGGCGCCGCCAGTATCCGCGGAGAGTATGGAGTCGCCGGCACCCGTGGCGGCCGCAGCGTCACCAGCCGACTTGCCGGAGGTTAACCTCGGTGGCGACCCAGCGGCTGAAATCCTGCCGCCGCTAACCCCGACAACACATGCCGATGCGAAAACGCCGCGTGCAAGTAGGCGACGAAGGGAGCAGGGAGGCGGCACGCAGACTCTCCGCGCTCGCGCCGTACTGAAAAGAATATGGCGCAAGGAGTATCCGACAGAGGAACACGTCTCAAGCGTGGATTTGTACGAGCGTTTCGAAAAGGAATATGGGGAATACAAGAAGGACGAGGCCACAGCCGGCCGCTCCTCACGGTATCCGGTACCTTCAAAGTCCGTTGTGATGCGCGAGGTTGGGCGCAAGAGGAAGTAAATCGGCCCGTGGCCAAGTTGGCCAGATTGGCCAAGTGAAGCCAGATTGGCCAAGTGAAGCCAGATTGGCCGACTTAAGTTTTGCCAGTGGCATCCTTGCGGAGCAATAACCGCAGGAGCCCTTATGGCGACGCCCGCCGACCAAGTTATCGATCGCCTTCTGAAAATGCTTCCGCCGCTTGAACTGCTGCGCATCCCCGAGATGCCTGAAGCCGCAAGGCTTGCCGGTCTGTCGGGCGATACGCTCGAGCGTGAGCACCCCGACAAAATTGTGCGCCTCTCCAAGCGTCGGAAAGGCATGCGCGTCGTACACGCCCTGATGCTCCAGGACCCCACGGCAACTGCCTAAGCAAAAGCCCGGAGCCGGCAGATTCAGCGATGGCCGGCTCGGCGAGGTCTTCATCGACAGCGCCAAGAGCGGCACCGCCATCGACACTGTCCTAAAGGACAGCGCCATCCTGCTGTCGTTCGCCCTGCAAGCGGGAAGCGACGCAACCACCATCCGTGCGGGCCTGGCGCCCAACGGACCGATCGCCACGGTGCTCGAACTCCTGCTTGGAGACAAGTCATGAGTCCCATTTACACTACGACTGCAACTTTGCCTCCGCGGCTCCTGATTTACGGCCTCGAGGGCGTTGGCAAAACCACCCTTGGCAGCAAATTCCCTTTGCCGGTTATTCTGCAGACCGAAGAGGGAATTCCCCGCGGGCTCACCATGAGCACGTTCGGGCTGCAGGACACTTTCAAGGGCCTGCTCAGCTGCATGTCTTTTCTTGGCACCGAGCCGCACGATTACCGCACGCTCGTTGTCGATAGCCTGGACCCGCTGGAGCCGCAGATCTGGCGCGAAGCCTGCACCGCGAATGGATGGGCATCGATCGAGACACCCGGTTATGGAAAAGGATATGTCATCGCCGACAATTATTGGCTGGATTTCCTTACCGGCCTCGATTTTTTGCGCCGCGAACGCGGAATGACGATCGTCCTTTTGGCGCATTCTGCCATCGAGCGCATCGACGATCCTCGGGCCGCCTCCTATACGTCGTATCAGCTTCGCCTGCACAAGCGCGTACGTGGCCTGGTTCAGGACTGGGTGGACGCGATTTTGTTTCTCGCGCTTGATCTCAACATCACGAGCGAGAATGCCGGCTTCGGCAAGAAGCGCACCCGCGCTGACGGTGGGTCGACTCGCTGGCTGCACTGTGAGGCCCGTCCAAGTTTCGTGGCGAAGAATCGCTACGGCCTGCCGGCGAAAATCATGATCCCGAAGGACTTCAATTACGACGCCGCGTTGGCGTCGTTCTTCCCGCCCACCGCGGCGGAATAATAGCGCGGCGAAACCCAACCCGACCCACCCGAAAAGGAGAAATCAATGAGTATAGAATTCCCTGAAGGCCCTTATACCCCAACCGACCTCGGCGGATTCGAGCCCTTGCCGCCCGGAGAGTACGTTGCGCAAGCGATCGAAGGCCGGATCGCACCGCCGAAAACCGGCAACGGTTACGCGTTGACGTTGACATGGAAAATCCTCGAAGGCGAATACGAAAATCGCCAGGTGTGGCGAAACATTTCGTACGTCCATCCGAAGGCTGGCGCGCAATATCACGGCCAGAAGATGTTGAACGCGATCATCGACGCGGTCGGTGCCGCCACGCCATTGACGAATATCGAGCCGCTGCTGTTCGTGCCGTGCCGTATCGGTATCTCGATCGAGACCGACAAGAACGGCATGTATCCCGACAAGAACCGGGTGGTGAAGGTCTCGCCCCTCGGCAATAACGAGGCCTCCGAGGACGCGCCCTCGCCGGCTCCTGAGCCGAAGCCGGCTCCTGCTGCTGCGACGGCGGGTCCGACACCTGCCGGCTCTGCGCCGTGGCACAAGAAGAAGCAGGGTGGGGCGGCGGCTTAATGTTCGCGCTGCGGACATATCAGTGTCAGGCGCTCGACGCGGTTGACGCCTACTGGTGCACCGGTGGCCACCCGCTCGTCGCGATGGCGACCGCTACCGGCAAGAGCCTGGTCATTGCGTGGCTTATCCGGGATCTCATGCAGCGGTACCCGGACCTGCGCATTCTCGTGCTCACCCATGTGCAGGAGCTGATCAAGCAGAACGTCGATCACGTTCTGGCGCTGTGGCCGGACGCCCCGCTTGGCATTAATTGTGCCGCACTCGGCAGGCGCGATCTCGATCATCCCATTCTGTTTGCCTCTATCCAAAGCGCGTTCCGCAATTCCAAGGCAATTGGCAAGAGAAACCTTGTCATCACCGATGAAGCGCACCTCGTGCCGCACAACGGCGACGGGATGTATCGCAGCCTGCTTGATGATTTGCACCATCTCGACTCCGAGATGCGGATCGCCGGCTTTACCGCGACTCCGTACCGATTAGACAGCGGTCGCCTCGACGAGGGTGACGGCAAGATCTTCGATGACGTCGTTTACTCATACGGCATCGGTGAAGGAATTCGCGACGGCTGGTTGTCACCGCTGTCGTCGAAGGCGACCGACACCGTAATTGATGTCAGCAATGTCGGTCGTCGCGGCGGCGAATTTATCGAGTCGGAATTGCAGCAGGTCGCCAACGTTGACGCCGTCATCCGTGGCGCGTGCAGCGAGATCGTCAGGCACAGCGCCGACAGGCGATGCTGGCTCGTCTTCTGCACCGGTGTCGATCATGCCCTGCACGTTCGAGATGCGTTGCGTGCACATGGCGTTGCGGTCGAGGCCGTGCTCGGGGAGACGCCCACCCATGAGCGCGAAGAAATTATCGCTGCCTACAAGGCCGGCGAGATCACCTGCCTCGTCAACGTCAATGTCCTGACGACCGGATTCAACGT